GTGACGTAATTGACTCACACAGGTTGTCAAGACATCCACAGGAACCAGAGGCACCACGATTCACCGAAGAACTTGCAATAACAAGGCAATTTTTGAAGGGGTTGCGCAATGAGTTTCCAGATGTTCGAATTATATTCAAGGCTGGGAATCATGAAGACAGGTTGCAAGCCTATTTAATTCGCAATGCCGACGCCGTGCAAGAGCTTATTAATTGGCCTAGCCTTTTGCACTTAGATGAATACGGTATTGAATTTGTTGAGTCAGGGCAGTTTATGAAAGTAGGCAAAACCTTTATTGCACATGGTCACGAATTCAAGGTGAGCGGTGGTATAAATCCAGCAAGAACGCTGATTTTAAAAACGTACGTCGACACGGTAATAGGGCACGTGCACAGAACAAGCTTTTCAAGCGGTCGGAGCTTAGACAATAAATTTATTAAGTGTTATTCGATTGGTTGTTTGTGCAAGTTGGTTATGAATTATATGCCACATTCAAATAGCAATCATGGTTTTGCGATTATTGATCAAGTTGGGAACGTGAAAAATTATTTAATTGAAAACGGGATTGTATTGCAATGATGAACAGAGACTTTTTAGCGTGTGTTATGTGGGCTTTGCTTATGCTTTTGATAGGCTTAAGCTTTGGTCATTCATGCAATAAAGGAACTGCAATCGAAAGTGATACAAACTTAGTAACAAGAATAATTGAACGCCCCGTATATATTAAAGACACAATAAAAGTAAAAAGCGTGCAATTAAAATATAAAGATTATTTTCACACAGATACCCTCGATATTCCGTGCAATGATACCAACTTTATAGCTCAAGCGGATAGCGTAATCACGTCCACAAATGACACGATCAACATGGCGTTCAATTACACAAACCGCAGGGGCTATTTTTCTTTAGTTTATCGACCACGTCCAGATTCAATACAAGTGCAAACAATCACGATACCAGTTGAAGCTAAACAGAACTACGGGTTTTTGGTTGGTTCGTTTGGGCTTGGTTTGGTTTTGGGTGTTGTGTCAGGAGCGAAAAGATAATGCCAAAACTAGGTAATCCAGAAAATTTCAAAGGCAAAGGATTTCATACGAATCCAGAACGCATCAATAAAAAAGGACGCCCTAAATTGCCATCTTTGCAAGAAGAAATGGCAAAGTTATTAAGCGATGAAAAAGACGGCATGAATGCCTTGTCACTTATTTTGCAAATCTTAAGACGTGAAGCTACAAAAGGCAATATCCGTGCAATCGAACTTTTGCTAAAACGTGCGTATCCTGAAAGCAAGCAACATGACGACGAACCAAAAGCAAGACTTGAATTAGTCTGGGGCGTGCCACATGAAAATAAGGATTAAGCCCCATGCAAAACAACTTGAAATTATTAACACTCGCAATCGGTTTAATGTTATTCGGTGCGGTCGCCGCTTTGGTAAGTCTTATCTCGCTTTTGCTCTTGCCCTTGAAAAAATGCTGGAAGTTGACGGCGCAATGGTACTCTACACGGCACCAAGTTACACGGAACTCAAAGGACGGCAAAACGAAGCAAGGCAATTATTCGCACCACTTGGAGCGACTTTCAAGGACGGCGAAATTAAACTAGGCAACTCGCAATTGAATTTAGAAGGTATTTGGCGTGCAGACGGGTTGCGAGGTAATAAGTTTCACAGGGTTATCCTTGATGAGTGGGCGCATTGCCCAAATGCTGAAGACGCTTGGAACTTTGTTATAAGTCCGATGCTAGCAGATTACGAAGGCGATGCGTATTTTTTTTCAACGCCAAAAGGCAAAAATCACTTTCATGAACTTGACCAAAATTCAAATATTTACTCCGATTGGCAATCGTTCCATTACTCAACTTACGAGGGCGGACAGATTAAAGAATCCGAAATCGATCGCCAAAAAGAACAGATGCCGTCAATTGTTTTCGCTCAAGAATTCCTTGCTGAATACGTTGACCGTTCCGCGTCTAAAGTTAAGCGGGATTGGATCAAGTTATCAGATAACAAACAAATCACGGCTTATTATATTGGTGTCGATCTTGCGATCTCACAAAAAGAAACTGCAGATTATACGGCGATCATTACAATTGGCACGACTGCACAAGGTGAGATTGTGATCGTTGATGCAAAAAGAGGGCGGTGGAGCTTTGTCGAGATTGGCTCCGAAATTATTGCAATGGAATCAAAGTGGCAGGCCAGAGTCGTTGCGGTCGAATCAAACCAAGCGCAAGCGTATATGGTGCAAGAGCTGAAAAGGAACACACGAATGAATGTTGTTGGTGTGCATTCAACCCGTGACAAAATTACACGGTTTCAACCAGTTGAAGCAAGGTACGAACAAGGGCTTGTGTATCATGTTAGCCACTTAGATCCAGAATTCACAGATGAACTGTTGAGCTTTACAGGAACGCCACAAGATAGGCACGACGATTATATAGACGCATTAAGTCATGCGTTTAATGCTATTCGCAAAACTCCGAGTATATACGTATGAGCTTACTTGACGATATCAGACAAAGGATTTCAAATGCCATTTTACCAAGTGGCAAAAGGTTGCAACGCCCTTATCAATCAAGTTCTTCTTACAGGCAAGTAACTGCAATACCAACAGGGAACGAGCTTTCAATGAGTTTGCGTGGCACGGTGTTTGCTTGTTTGCAACACAGGGCGAACGCATTAAGTGCAATTCGATTCAACACGTTCAAAGAGCACAACTTTACAAAGTCTGAAGTTGGCAATGATAACTGGGCGGCGCATTTAATTGCAAATCCGAATCCGTATTTTACACGCTCACAGGTTTTCAGCTTTATCGAAAATTGGTTATCAATAAACGGCAATGCTTTTATATGGACGCCAACAATTGGCTATAAAGTACCGCTTCAAATGTGGGTATTGAATCCAACTCGTGTGCGTGTTGTTATGGGTGGGGATAACTTTATACAAGGGTATACGTATCAAAGCGTTTCAGAGGGCGTAATACCAATACCAGAAAATGAAATGATCCACTTAGCAAGAGTTCATCCTGGTGCAAGGCCAGATGAGATTGTTGGAATGAATATCTTTGGCGTTGGCTTGGTTTCCGCTTGTTTGGATTATGCGAATATCGATGTTGAAGTAAGTGAATATTTACACAGGCTTTTTGCAAATAATGCCGTGCCACCTTTGATTGCAACATTCCCAGAAAGGTTTGATATTGAAGAGTGGCATAAGCTCAAAGCATCTTGGAATGAAGAACTGCCAGATTACAAGTTGCGTGCTTTGCTTGGGGGTGGTATGCAATTGCAATTACCACCTAAAAGCGAGCTTGGTGTGAACTACGATTCTGTTAGTGCTGACACACGCTCGCAAATTGCGCAAGTCTTTGGCGTGCCACCAGGAATGCTTACAGGTGAATTCCAAAACAGGGCAACTGCCGAAGTGCAATTCGCAATCTTTAGACAGAACACAATTGATCCAGAAGCAATATACATTGCCGAAGAATTTACCAGGCATTTTAGACGCTTTGAAGAAGACATTTTAATCGAGCCCGTTCCGTATGCGTATGCGGATCCAGAACTTGACATGAAAAAAGAAGAGTTTGAATTGAAGTGGGGAATCAAGACAATCAATGATTCAAGAAAAGAACGTGGGTACGATGCAATTGAAGGCGGTAATGTTGCGCTTATTGCAAGTGGTTACGTGCCATTAAGTGCAAATGCAAATGATTTGCAAAAACTTTCTCTGCCTATTTCTAGTACAAATAGAAGTTTTAATTTAGTCACAGCCAATGCAAAAGATTTGTTTTGGCGTAATTACGACGCACTTACAACTTCGACAGAAAATGAATTGAAGGTTGTTGTTACAAGCATGATAAATACACTTGAAAATCAAACTTTTGATATTATAAGAAATAATGGAATAAGCACAACTACTCTCGATGTTACCAATGAACAACTTGACTTATATAATGCCACAATTCAAGAAGCTTGCGACAGAGTTCAACAAAAATTGCTAATTGATCTAAGTCTTGGGATTGATGATTTGTCAAGCCAAACAGGGCAAGAAATTACAGCACTTGTAAATCAAAACAGTGAAAAAATTTCCGATTCAATTGGAACAATTAGGAACGAAGTGCAAGCTACTTTAACAGCAAATGCAAGCAAGACAAGTGCTGAATTAAAACAAATACTTACAGATCAATTTGCAAGCCTAAAAACAAGCCGTGTTAATATGATTGCAAACACAACCGCCGCCAATGTCACAAGCGGAATGCAATACAGTGTGTACAAGGGGCAAGGCTATAAGATGGTCTGGTTAACACAAAGGGATGGTCGTGTGCGTCCAAGCCATGCTGCGATGGAAGGGCAAACACAAGGCGAAGACGGGTACTTTGATGTAATCACAGAGAAAAAAGACAAAGAAGGAAACATAATATCAACCACGGTTGAGAAAGCACCACGGCCATTAGGTGAAGGCTTGAGCGCATCGAATGCAGTAAATTGTAGATGTCAATTATTTCCTATAGAGATATAAAATGAATATAATAAAAAGAGAATTTGATCTTATAAAAAAAGATTATTACGGACAAGAAGCAACAATTGAAGACATATACACGTTTGTTGTGAGCACTCCAGAAGTCGACCGCTATGGAACAATCATAGTTCCAAGCGGTATCGATTACACAGCATATTTAAACAATCCGATTGTTTTGGCGCAACATGATTCCGACGATTGGCCAATTGGCAAATGCTTAGGTTTCATGATGAACGGCGAAAACTTAGAAGCTACTTTGCAATTTCATCGAATAACAGAAGAGGCTTGCGAGGTTGCGGACTTGGTTGCGGCTGGTTACGTGCGAGCCGTGTCGGTTGGTATTATACCAATTGAAAGCGAAGAGCAAACAATTGACGGCAAAACAGTTACCGTATATACAAAGTCTGAATTAGTTGAATTCAGTGTGGTTTCAATACCAGCAAATCGAGAGGCATTAATAAAGAAATCAATCAAACTTAAACTAGAATCAATTTTTAACAAACTAAAAAAGGTTTACAGAATGTTAACCCCTGAACAAACACAAGCAATAACAGATAACTTCCTTCCGATATTGCAAGACGCCGCCCTCACTTACTTACGTGATGAGCTAGGCATTGCAGAAGAAGAAGCAGCAGCAGCAGCCGAAGCTGGCACCATGGCAGCAGCCGAAGCGATGCTCTTAGTATTGAACGGCAACGCACCAGAAGTTGCACCAACAGAAGCCGAAGAGCCAACTCCAGAGGTAGCTCCAGAAGTTGCAACAGCCAGCGTGCAAGCACCCGTGCAAAGAGTAGGCAAAAAGATTGCGGCTTCAACACAAGCGCAAATTGGCCAAGGCTTAAGCATGATCCAAGACGGATATAAAATAATAAATAAAGCAATTGTAAGCGAAGGCGCAAGGTCAATAAACATCAAGCCGTTGACAAAATTGTCAACTGACGAAATAATGAATTTAATCTAAATCAATAAAGGAAAATTTTAAAAATGGAAAATTTAATAGTAACACCAGAACAACTAAAAGAAGTTGTAAACAGAAAAGTTCAAGACACATTAAGAGCTTCAAACCCTATAAACGTGCAAGGCAATTCGAACGGGTACGTAAGAATCAAAGCAGATCACGATTCACGTCGTGATCAAGCGCGCGTAATTGCAGATTACATTTTAGCAGTGCACAAAGGACGTGAAGGCGCAGCGGACGATATTGCAAGAAAGGCAAACGAAAAGTATGTAACACGTGCAAACTTCAACACAGGTACAGCAACACAAGGCGGAGCGGCGGTTCCACAATTCTGGATCGAAGAAATTATGAATTTTGCGGATCGTTTCGGATATGCTAGAGCACTTGCAAAAATTTACCCAATGCGTGGCAAAACTGAAAACTTGGTAAGCTCTGGAGCGTTCACAGGCGCAGTGGTTGCCGAAGGTTCTGGATTAACACTTACTGACTCAACATCCTTCTTTACAGCAACTGCAATGACAGCAAAGAAAATCGTTGCTGGTGCGATCGTGTCTGAAGAGCAATTGCAAGATGCAACACCAGCGTTTTTAGATTATGTGATCAATGGCCTTGGTCGTGCACTTGCAGAAACAGAAGATAAGCAGTTTTTCAATGGCGACGGTAATGCGCCAAACTTCACAGGCTTAACAGGCGTGTCAGGAACTACAGTTGTAAGACAAGGCGGAGCGAATAACTCTGGTAAAGATACATTTGGCGAAATCTCATGGACTGACTTATGGAACTTGCGCTTAGGTGTTAATTCCGGCGTTGGTGCAAATGGTGCGTTCGTAGTACCTCAATCAGTTTTCGGCTTCTTAATGAAAGAAACAGGCGGATCACGTCCAATCTTTGACATGGTGCGTCCAATCGAAATTGCATCAATTGGCTTGACAGCTTTAGAAGGCAATTCTTACTTTACACCTACAGGCCGTCCAATGCACGTGGTGCCAGATTCTTTATTCCCAACAAGTGCAGCGAACACAGCAAGTGCGTTTTATGCTGACTGGAATCAGTTTACAGTAATGGGAATTCGTGAAGATGTAAGCGTAAACGAATACAAAGAATACTTTGGCGCAACTGGTCTAGGCGGTACACATCAAAAAGGTATTGAAGTTGTTGAGCGTGTTGCTTTTGCATTCCCTGCACCAAGCGCAATCGGTGTTCTTAAGACTTCAACCACCTAATAGGAATTTGACATGTTGCAAAGCGTAGTTTTATTGAAACCATACGGCGGTGTTTCCGCTGGATATGAAACAGCATATCCAAAAGAAATAGCAGATAAGCTAATTAAAGAAGGTATTGCAATTGCATTACCGATTGCAAAAATTGAAACCAAAAAAGTAGGTAAATAATATGCCATATACAAGTGCTTATCCAAAGCAATTCACAGCATTTATGAAGTTTCTTAACATGGAAACATCAGGCGATCCAACGGCGGAGGAGACAGCCTTGTATACTTGGTTTGATGATGTATTCACGACTTGTTACGTAGAGGCTGAAAGCTATTGCGGTCAGCCTTTACGGACAGGTACAATACAATACCAATTTTACGCTTCTAAGTGCCAACAGGGGCTCGAAGCGAATCACTCATGGAAGTTTGTACCATATAACGCAAACACAACGCTCACAGCGTTGCAATGGCGTGAAAATGAGTTCGCAACGTATGCAAATTACAGCGCAACGAATTATAATTATAATCAAGAGCCGTATGCAAATTACATCGTATTTCGGGACAAGTCCACAGGGCAATTCAAAGCAACGTTATCCACAGGATGGACGGATACAAATATGCCTTATCAAATCTTGCAAGGTATTGCAGAAATGGCAGGATTAATATACAAGCAATCGCCAAACGGTGGCAATTGGTTCGGGCTTGGTTCGATCTCAAGCGGTGGGGCTGGTCAAACGGTGTCGAATAGCTTGAAAGAAAAGATTGATTGGCAAAAGTATTTTGCAAAGTACGTAATCCCAACGGTGTAAGATGCTAAATATAAATGAGCTTGAAAATATCTTAAAGCCAATTATTAACGATCAGTTGTTGCGGTTTCCTTTTGTTATGCAAGCCTATATCGGTTCAAACATGGTCAACACTGGATTAAAAACAAGGATCGCACCCAGCACAAACGCAAGGCTTGAAATCAACACAGGCAATTTATTCAGAAGCTTTGCAAAGGGTGGCGTTGGTAATATATACAAGACAAAAGTAAGCGGCGACTTATACGAACTTGAATACGGTTCGAGTTTGCC